CACAACGATAACGTATACACCATTAATCAAAATGGTAATTCTAATAATGCCTATATTGACTTAGATGATGACGATAACATAGCTATTATTACCCAAACTGGTAACTCAAACACTGGCATTATCTATATGAGAGGTGATGATAACGCCTATACCATCACACAGACAGGCAATAGTTTTTATGCAAAAATGTATGCGTTTGGTGATGATTCTGCTTGGGCTATAACACAATCTGGTACAGGTAATCATAATGGTTATATAAAATCATGTAGCAACTGTAACAATAACGATGCCACAATTATCCAATCAGGAAGCGGTGCTAAAGATGGTGATATAGAGTTTAGAAACAACCCATCAGATAACAATACCGTCAATCTAACTCAATCTGGTGATGGCTTGCATGTAGGTAATATACTGGTCAAACAAGGCTCATATACTGTTAATGCAACGCAAACAGGCGCTACCAATAAAAACTACACGGTAACTTTAGATTGCACTACATCATGCAATAAGACCGTAACGGTAAACCAGTTTGACTAAATATGCACCATTAGCTGTGTTGCTTGGATTGTTCTTTATTCCAGCTTCTTTTCAATGGGAACTTTTAGAAGTATTAAAACTTAAAACCTTCGATGCGCTTGTTACTGAGCAAGAAGCAAGTGGCAACTTTACAATTCTTAACATAACTGAAGAAGATGTAGACAAAGAAGGGGGCTATCCGTTTCCTAGACAGCGCCTAGCAGAAATACAGATACAACTACTTGAAGCAGGAGCTATTGGTGTTGGCTGGGTGATTGCTTTCCCACACCCAGATAGATCAGGCGGTGATGCAGAGTTTGCAGAAGCTCTAAGCTACGCGCCATCTGTACTGCCTTTGTTTGAAACCAATAATAATCTTTATCCTAAGACTACAGGCACTGTCATTATGGGTAACGACATAGGCGGTTATCAAGCAAAGGGGGTACTCAATAACATTCCAATACTATCTGAGTATGCTAACGCGGGCATAGCAGTAGCACAGACGGACGTAGATAATTTAGTAAGGCGCTTACCTTTACTAATGCGTACTCCTGATGGCTGGGTTTCTGCTTATGGCACAGAGGTTTTAAAAGTATTATTAAATTCAAGCACTTACATAATTAAAACAAATGACAATGGTTTAGAAGAAATAATAGTACAAGGATTACCACCTGTACCTGTTGATAGTTTAGGCCGTAAATGGATTAGTTGGGTAGATACACCACAGACTACATTAGAAGAAATGGATGTAGAAGATACGTTTGTATTCGTAGGAGTAACTGCACCTGGTGTGATGCCACAACTGGCTACCCCTGTAGGTTTATTAGAACCACATAAGATACAAGCAGCATTAGCTGAATCAATTCTAATACAAGACAGTCCACAGATACCTGACTATGCTCAAGGTGCAGAACTATTAATGCTGTTATTTTCTGTTGTTATTACTTGGTTTATCCTTAGTTTACTGGGTATTACATTAGGCATCAGTCTTTTTGCTTTAACCATGTTAGGTAATGCTTACTTAGGTTTTTATCTAATACAAAAAGGTTTACTGATTGATGTTACTTGGACACTTATCTGTCAGTTCATCACAGGTGCAACAGCGTTTTACTTACGGTTTAGAGAACAATATAAGCTACGGCAACTAGTTAAAAAGCAATTTGGTAAATATCTTGATCCGCGCATGGTTAAAAAGTTACAAGACAATCCTGAGTTATGTAAGGTCAACGGTAACAGAGTTGACTGTAGTATTATTTTTACCGATTTAAGAGGCTTTACTAGCCTATCAGAGTCCGTAGAACCAGAGATGGTTACATACATAATGAATAACGTACTAGATGTACAGGTTAAAGCGGCTAATAAATTCTTTGGCTGTACGGATAAGTTTATTGGCGATGCAGGGATGTTTCATTGGAACACCATTATCCCTCAACCTGACCACCACAACTTAGCACTACAGGCTGCTAAAGAAATAGAAAAAAACATTATAGAACTAAATAAAAAGTTTAAAGCAGAAGGTATACCTGAAATTGCAATAGGCGTAGGTGTCAATTCTGGTATTTGCATAGCAGGTAACTTTGGAGCAACCGATAGGTTTGCTTTTAGCTTGATAGGTGATCCTTGTAACGTAGCTGCAAGATTAGAGTCAAGCACCAAGATAGCTGGTGTAGGTACATTAATAGGTGAAGAAACTGCCAAAAAGTCTAAAATTAAGTTAAGATTATTAGAACCAATTAAAGTTAAAGGAAAATCTAAGCCATTGCAGGTATATACATGGGATTTAAACTAAATTTAATATTAGGTGCTTTGTTAATGGTAAGTATTGCTGGAAGTGCAATGTATATTAATATGCAAAAAGCAACAATAGAAAGACTTCAAATAGAATTACAAACTGCTATTAATAATCAAGCTGTATTGGAAAATACAATATCCTCACAAAACAACCAAATTACTAAGCAGTTAGAGCAACAAAAAATAAGCCAAGAAAAAATTACTCAGCTAAATGAAGACAGTAAGCTTGCTCAAGCTGAAGTAAACAAGCTAAGAAATACATTTGCTAGGCATGATCTAAATAACTTAGCCATAGCTAAACCAGGTCTAATTGAGAAAATTGTTAATAAAGGAACCAATAAAGTAAATAAAGAACTAATAGAACTAACTAATCCGAGGCAATTTGATGAACAAGTTATATCTAATTAGTTTAATTTTATTAACAACAGGATGCTCTTCTTTAGGCAGCATGTTTAATACAGTTGCAGTACCAGAAGTAAAGCCAATAGAAATAGTAACTATTGAGAAGCCTGCTCCAATGTATCATCCACCGTTGCCAGGAAGCATTGACCCTGCTGAGATAAAATGGAAGATATTAAATCCTGAAACGATGCGAGAATACGTTAATAATTATGATAATGGTGATGCGCCAGCAATGGCATATTATGGCTTAACGGCTCAAGGCTATGAGAATTTGTCAAACAATATAGCTGATATTAAAAGATACATTAGACAAAATTTGGCTATAATTAAATATTATAGAGATAATGACCCGACTATAGAGGAAAATGATAATGAGTGATGCACCAGATGCTTTTGTTTATAACGCTAAACTAGATCGTATAATTGATGGCGATACCTTCGACTGTATATTGGATTTAGGTTTTGATGTAAAATTACACAAACAACGAGTTAGATTAGCGGGTATTGACACGCCAGAATCAAGAACCAGAAACAAGGCTGAAAAAGTATTAGGCTTACAGGCCAAAGAAAGACTTAAAGAACTTTGTTGTGGTAATTTTAAAATTAAATCGCTAGGTAAAGGTAAGTATGGTCGAATACTGGGTATCCCTTATACAGAAGATGGTGAAGATATTTGTCAAATGCTTATCAAAGAAAAACATGCGGTTGAATATTGGGGTGGCACCAAAACAGGCAGAATTACAGAAGATGGGACATGGGGAGAATAAGATGAATACATCTGAAACAGGATTAGCTTTAATAAAAAAGTTTGAGGGATGTGAATTAGAAGCTTATCGTTGTTCCGCTAATGTGCTTACCATTGGTTTTGGTAGAATTAAAGGAGTCAAGGAAGGTGATACTTGTAGTCAAGAACAAGCTGAAGAATGGCTTGCAGAAGAATTACCAGAGTATGAAAGTTATATCAATGATATGGTTGACGTTGATTTAACACAAAATCAATTTGATGCATTAGTTGCTTGGATTTATAATCTAGGGCCAACTAACTTTAAAGCATCTACATTGCTTAATGTTTTAAACGCTGGTGAATATGAAAATGTACCAGAACAAATAAAAAGATGGAATAAGGCTGGAGGAAAAGTCTTGGATGGTTTGATTCGTAGACGAGAAGCAGAAGCCTTATTGTTTGAAGGCAAAAAATGGGAAGATGTATAAATGCCATATGTTAAAAGAATTTTTAGACCAGGGATAAACAGAGAAGGCACAGCTTATGATAATGAAGATGGCTGGTTTGATTGTAATCTCGTAAGATTTAGAAATGGTCATGTAGAAAAAATAGGTGGCTGGGCAAAATTAAGCGAAAACACTTACTTAGGGACAAGCAGAGCATTACATAATTGGATGAGTCTTGGTAGTAACCTTTATTTAGGACTAGGTACTACATTCAAATATTATATAAAAGATGGCATAGTATACAACGATGTTACTCCTATTAGAGCTACCACTACCAATGGTATTGTATTTGCTGCTACTAATGGTTCTTCTACTATTACAGCAACAGATAATGCGCATGGCGCGGTTACTGGTGATTTTGTTACTTTAGCTGGCGCAGTTAGTTTAGGTGGATTAATTACTGCTGCGGTTTTAAACCAAGAATATCAAATAGCCAGTGTACCTACAGTTGATACCTACACCTTTGTGGCCAAAGATACTGCTGGTGATACAGTTGTAGCTAACTCAAGCGATTCAGGCAATGGTGGTAGTGGTGTGGATGGCGCATATCAAATTAATGTAGGTCTAGACAGTTACGTACCCTCTGCTGGTTGGGGTTCAGGGACATGGGGTTTTAGTACATTTGGCTCAACTAATGCTTTAACAGCTACTGGACAACTTCGACTCTGGACACATGACAATTTCGGAGAGAATTTAATTATAAATCCTCGTGGTGGTGGAGTTTTTCGTTGGAAAGAGGATGATGGCACTAGCACTAGAGCAGTAGCTATATCTGGGATTACTGGCGCTAATTTAGTACCGACAGTTGCTTTACAGGTTATTACTTCTGAAATTGATCGACATTTAATTGTATTAGGCGCTGATCCAATTTCAGGTAGTTCTAGAAGTGGCACAATAAATCCAATGTTAGTAGCGTTTTCTGACCAAGAAAATGAACTTGAATTTGAACCATTGATTACTAATACAGCAGGTTCTTTACTTTTATCAAGTGGGTCTTTGATAGTAGGTGCGGTTAAATCAAGACAAGAAATTGTTATTTTTACTGATACTTCGGTATACAGTATGCAATTTGTTGGACCGCCTTTAACATTTGCAATAAATCTTATTAATGAAGCTACAGGATTAATAGGGCCAAAAGCAGCAGTAACTGCTGATAGTGGTATTTACTTTATGAGTTATGGCAGTTTTTATCTGTATAACGGTACAGTAGAAAAATTACCTTGTTCCGTACAAAGCTATGTATTTTCTGATTTAAATAATGGTCAAGCGTATAAGATACATGGATTTAGTAACAGTGAAAATAATGAAATAGGTTGGTTTTATCCTTCGGCTTCTGCAAGCGAAATAGATCGTTATGTTATTTATAATACTCAAGAAAAAGTTTGGTATTACGGTCAGTTAGAAAGAACTTCTTGGCTAGATTCAGGCGTTGTTAGCTATCCACAAGCAACCAAAGATAACTATTTATATCAACATGAAATAGGTTATGACGATGATGGCACTGCCATGACTAATGTTTTTGTTGAATCTAGTGACTTTGATTTAGATGATGGCGACAGATTTACATCTATTTCTTCTGTGATACCTGATATAAGATTTTTACAGGACACCAATGATGGTTCTGTCAACATAGTAACTAAAACTAGAAACTATCCTGGACAATCACTGACGACTAGAGCTACCTCAGAAATAACATCGTCTACTACTAAAGCCAACATAAGAGCTAGAGGCCGTCAGGCTGTATTGCGTGTTGAATCAAATGACGATCAATCAGGGGTTGGTAATGTATCTTTAGGTTGGCGTTTAGGGGCGACAAGGATTAATATAAAAACTGATGGTAGAAGATGAGCAAATTATTACAAACAAGACTTCCAATTGAATCAAATGAATTTGCAAGAAAAGAAATTTTCAATCGTTTAGTTAGAATACTAGAAATTAACTTAGGTTCATTTGATCCTAACTCAACACCTCAATTCAACGATCAAGAAATCAGCACTTTAGCTTTTCAACAAGGTGATGTAATATGGAATACATCTATTGGTGTTTTGCAAGTTTATACTGGCAACCGATGGATACAGCTTCATACTCCAGTGAATCCACAAGGATATGAACTGCAAGCCTCAGTAGGCTCCGTTTCCATTCAAACAAATGGGAATGTTACCGTAAATGTTTCAAGTTCATCCGAAGGATGGAATATAGAAAGATGGTATTCATAGGTATATTAAATGAAAAATACGATGCATAGAATAAACAGGAACGAAAATGAGTAAATTTAGCGATATTTTTAAAAAAGTATTACCTACTATTATATCAACAATTATTCCTGGAACAAATAATTTAACTAAAGCAGCAATTGCGGCTGCAACAACAAAGGCTTCAGGTGGATCTGATAAAGACATATTAGCTTCTGGAATTGGAGCTTATGCTGCTGGTAAATACGGTATGCCATCTTCAACAGGGACACCTCCACCTATTAATCCATCATTTTTGTCTGCCAAAGAAGGTATTATGGCTGGTATTAAAAAATTTGATAGTTTGATGTCACAAGCTGAGTTGGATGGTGATCCAGCTTTAGTAAATGAACTTTCGAAGGGTAGAGCAGCTTTACAAGATCAGCTTGCAGATATAAACAATCAAATAACTATTGCAGCATCTGCACCAACCACTACAGGTGGCATCCCTAGTGCAAGTGGAACACCAAATTTATTAAAAAATATTGGTGATTACTTTGGCTTTGGTGGCGGAAGTGGTTTAGAAGATGCTTATGGTAAAGATAGTTTTTTTCAAAAACCATTAGCAGAAGGATTGCCTTCACTATCTAAATTAGCTTTGCCTGCATTTTTAGGTAAATTAGCTTACGATTCTGCTAAAAAGAAAGTAGGCGGTATAGCTGATACCCCACAAGTATCA